AGAAAGTGCTGGAGAATATTGAGCGCATGAAAGAACGGCTCAACAAATAAAAAGAAGCCCCACCGGAGTGAGGCAAGACAGGAGAGAACAAACAATTCAGGNGTTATCGTAGCACGGCTACGACCNTTGTCAATATTCTAATTTCTCTTTAGTTGTAGCATCTAGATCCAGACAGATNACTGCCACAGGAAGACCGGGACTTGATGTCCCTTCCGCTAGACGCTTATACATATTCTTGCTAATCAGCACGTTCCGTTTCTCTAAGTCATCCAGCATTACCGTGAAAGGCACGCGGTGTTCACCGCACCAGTTAGACAGCACGCTCTTAGAGATGAACATCAGATGGCTATCTTTACTATTCTCCACCCGGACGACTAACTGACCTAAAGGCTCTTTAGAGGCTGCTTGTGGGATCTCAAGACCCCCCTGCATGAACACCCCATTATTACCCACTACCAACTCATTCCGCTTATAAGCGTTGAGGAACTGTCCCAGAAGAGCCACGGAGTCCTGTGCACTAGCCTCTTGCACAGCGGTTTGGATTCCCCCTAAAGCACCAATAGCCCAGCGCTCCACGCGGCCCACATCAATATCATGAAGACCAAGACGCTTGGCAATTCGCGCACCAACAAAAGCAGCAGCGCAACAACCACGATAAAAACGATGCTTACCAGCGAAATTAAATTTACTAACATATTCATTAGATAGTTCTTTGACTTCTTTAGCNATNTGCTCCTTCTGGTCAGTGATGTACTGGGCATAAATTTCTCCGGCTACTCCATAGTTATCAGGTAACACTTGTTCATACCAATAGCTGGCTTCCTCAATACTGAGGTTGTCNTTCACTGCCAAGGGCAGTTCGATGATGCGGTTAAGTTCGCCATCTACAGAGACCTTATGCTGTCGCAGTGTGTCATACAGGCTGTTATTACCTGAAGTCACCACGATAGTTTCCCACTTGGTCGTGTTCTTTCTCAGAGAGTTGTTATGCGAGTTCTGTCTATGCTTACCTCTATTCTGTGACACCCGGAAAGCAAAATCGCTTAACTTGTCTGGGGCCATATTCGTAATTTCATCCACGAACAGTGGCAAATGCCTGAACACCCCGAACTGTTGATACTTGGCATTGTCGGTATCTGTGCTTAGTAGCACGAGTTCTTTAGGGTCTCCCCATATGCTGGCGGCTACCTTCTGTGCAGTGGACTTACCCACACCGGAATCTTTATTGGTCAAATGCACGGTGACACTACCCAGATTCAGGAAGTTAAATAGCGGCGCACCAAACCCGATAAACAGGATGAATGCCCTAGCCTCATTGCCCGGTGTGTTATATAAATTAGCCATTTGCTTCCATAAGTCTAAGCTACCCTTAGCTACAAAACTCGGTGCTGTGTCTTCAGTAGCTTTAGACGGTGGGCTATAAACAGGGGGTTTCTCAAAGTTGTACTCCTTAGCCCCGTAGACAAAACTATCCTCATGCCAACCGTAATGCGCACGCGCTAGGTAATGCCCGTCAACCTGTTCATGTTCTAACTTAGCAACCCAACTCTGAATGTACGCTTGCAGCAAAGTGATAGTAGCGGGTAGCACGGCCCGATGGACCCCATGAAATGTCAGTATCTTCTGGCATACATCTTTTTTAGCTACATCTGTTAACGGCAACATAAACTCGATGACACGCTTCTTATTTGGGCCATGCGGCTTTACGTGGACAATATGCGCTGTTTCACCGCCATCAGGATCATCGAGCAGCTGCTTGACCCATAGGTCATTTTCGTATACGAAGGTTTCCATATCTTCATCAAGATCATCCGCCTGATCCCGGTCGTCAAAGTTACGTCTTACAATGCCCCCAGATTTAGGTCTTGCCCACGGAAATGGGTACCCCATTGGGGCTTCAATAGTCACGTTCTCAACAAACCCATCATGGATTACGTCTTCAATAATGTTGTCTGAAGGCGCGGCATACTCTACGTATTTGCCAAGCATGATAGGGCTGTTGATCTCGCCTTTATGGATGCAGTCTTTGCACCCGTCCGGGTTAACTCTTTGGAACTCTGCACAAGTATGAGGGCCTTTGATATGNCCTATCTTNTCTACAGTATCAGCGTGCCTGTATTTGGGNTGACCCTCTGATATGGTATGGATAGCTTCCTCACTGTCGGTGCAGAATTTAGCAATGGACAATGCGGTAAACCAAAACTTTTCTTTAGCTACGGATCTAGTCTCATAGGCTTCTTTAATCTGCGGGCAACCTGCGCACCGCTCTACAATCTTTTTCCTGTACTCATAAGTGTCGTTGCCTTCTTTGTCCTGCATGACAACTTTAACGCGCTCTTCGTGTTCTTTAAGACGAAGGCTCTTTTTTAGAATAATGTCAAATTTACAAGTGGGGTAATCCCCCATCAGGCTACGGGTCAGGTCATCAATAGGTCCCGATTTAGCAGTAGCGTGCGTGGCTACCGCAGGGATAATTTCTGAGAACTCCGCAAAACTAATCGTTGCACCTACAGACTTTACAGATACTGGCTTATGCTTCTCTGAGTCTTTCTTGTTAAAAGTCCCCGGTACCCGCAAGATGCGCGCCCCTTCACCCGTCACATCATCATCGACCTTAAACTCTAGCAGGCGGGTTTTATCCTTTAACCCTTCACCTACGGGCTTCCATAAGTCATAGATGACTTCCTCTCCTAAGAACCAATACCCGTGTACCCCGTTACCGGAATCCAGCAGTGTAGGCATAGGTAGTCCCGTATCCGCACAGAACTTAACAAGCGCAGCTAACCCTTCCTTCTTATTGGCATAGGGTTTATTAACTCCGCAGTCGATGTCTATGAAGTAAGACTTATGATAAAGAACGTCCGCTANGGTTGCTTTGGTAGAACCTTCTTTAANCGCACCTGTAGTGAAATAGACTTCTCGCCCTTCTTTTTCGTATGCCGCGATAACCTCGTCAGCTTCATCAAAGGTTTGACAGATCGTCTGTTTGGGAACGCCCCGCGCTCTATCATAAAAGAGGCCGCGAATGCATATGCATCCTGTCGGTCCAAATAGTTGTTCAAAAAATTCACGCCGTGTCATGGTTGCTTCCTGTCAAGTATAAAAAGGGGCGGCGTACCGCCCCCGACACGGTTTACGAATTACTCGTCATCCCCCCACGCTGAGAGAACATCTTCAAGGTCCTTAGTAGCTGGAGCAGGAGNGGCTTTCTTCTCACGCACAACAGGTGCGACTTCTTCTACTANAGCTGCAGGCTTTGCTTCTTCNCGGAANAGTGGCTGCTCAACCTCTTCGCGGGCCGCAGGTGCGGGTACTGCCTTCGGTGTATTGTCACTGGCCGAGGGGTTAAANGTGATAGCCGCAATAGCATCAGGACTCTGGCCCTTCTCAGACACAACATCCATCTCTTCTTCGGTTAACGCACGGACTGCCCGGAATAACAGCTTAGGCGTTGCTGATCCTGTGTCGAATTTAATCTCGGTAACTACAGAACTGATGCTGAGACCATGCCCACCGATGAACTTAGCGTAGGCTTCCAATGGCATCTTGCCATTTTCTGCTTTACCAAAGATCGACTGAGAAGGTAGGACCAGCTGGAACACATCGCTGCTATTGACATCATTAGCCAACACAACAGCCAGACGACGCTGGAAGCGGCAAGCCCTTGAAGTACCCTGACCAGACCCTGCAATGTTCATCGGGCAGGTAGCGCAGGCGCTAGACTGGGGGGCTTCAGACTTTGGATCGGGCTTTACACCGTCATTGGACCAGCAGTCTGGAAGTTTGCCTTTGTTGGCTTCGCTGTAGGCTTCCTTATGGAAAGAACGGCTGGTCTTAGCTGCAGCATTGACAATCACGACATCAATAGAGCGGTCTTCAATCTTGGCAATTTCTTCACTGCCGACGATCATGCGCCATACGCCGCCCATAATAGAGATGCGCTTGCCAAGAGATGCGCCGCCCATAAGGCTCTTAGTAACTTCATCAACGCCACGGGTAAGGTGAGCCGGGATGGTAGCCGATTTATCGCGGAAAAGAGACATTTCAGTAGACATTGTTAAATCCTCGTAACAGTTTGTGCTTGTTCAATAAGGTCGAGCAGTTCGGATTTCTTGAAGCGTACTCCACGCGAAACCCCAAGGCGATACGCAGTCACCAGACCACGCGCCCGCCAATTAGCTAAGGTAGTTCGACTAACACCCAGAAGCTCTAAAACTTCACTCGTGGTCATCCACGGGTCATCCTCGGCAGAGGGGCCATCATAGGCTTCGTCGTATTCTTCGTCAATCATAGTTGCTCCTATTTTTTTCTAAGGACACTGATGGTATAGGCACTAAAACAGTTTAGGCCCGGCGGTAATAAATCTGGGTTCTCTTCCAGAAATTTCTTCATGTTTGTCTCATGAATGCGTTGCTGCAGTAATTCAAGGGCATCATGCTCCTTAACGAACGCATACATAGAAGGCCAATCGTTTGTGCTATAGCGTGGACGCACTGTGCGGGTGACTGTACCTTTACTTGTACGTAGGCTATCGGCTCCAACTTCCTTCATAATGTCCTGCAGTTTTTGAGACACAATCTCTTGCTGCAGTTTTAACTCTTCATCTTCAGTCTCGTAAGCGCGCTTAATCTCAGCACGACGGTCGCGCATCTTGATGTAGGCCGCTACCAAACGGTCGGCGGTAATGTCGGTCATTTCAATCTCCTGTGTCTCTAGCGACATTCGCTAGGTAGGTCAAAGTTTACAGAGTTTTCACTTGTTGTCAAGTATGTTTTTGTACATCGCCAGCAAACTTTCTTGGTCATCTTTCTTGCTCCGCAGGCGT